GTCACATCATAATGCTCGGAGCCGTACTCCACTACATAGTTCTGATTGTCGTGTAATCGGAGAAGGTCATCGGTCAAAAGTGTTTCAAACGTGAGCGTTTTTGCCGTTGACAACTTCTCCTGAAATTTGCAAGAAAGTACCGCCGGGACTTGAGCGACTCTTGTATTGTCCCTGGTTCGTATAATCAAGTCCATCAAGTCACCCCCAAGGCCCGCATAAGCGAGGCATTCTTTTCGTATTGAATTTCGCTCGTTGCCTTGCTGATCTCTTTCCCGTCAAGATACAAAGGCACCGAAATCGTTATCGGTGTTCCGCTTGCTCCGAGTGCCGTAGCCATCGAGTGTACCGGCGATGACAAAAGACTGTCATTCGCTATGCCGTGTATATTCGCCCGTGCATCGATGTCGAAATCTGTCGGCAGAGAGTCTTGGATATCTTTGTCCACCTTCTCCATCTCGTCCACGAAACCGATGCCCAATCCCATCGACATAAATCGACCGATTTCGGCAAACTTCTTTGACGGCGAGTGGATTCCAAAGAAATCCTTGATGCCGTTCCAAAGGTTACTCGCCCAGCTGGACACTTTATCCCAAATCCACGAGGCAAGTGACTGGATGCCGTTCCAAAGCCCACGAACGAGGTTCTTGCCGACTTCCGCGACTTGTCCCACACCCTGACCGAGCGAAGAAACGATGCCGGAGATGATCTGGGGCATCGCCTTGCAAATCTCGACTATGATGGTCGGGAGATTAGTTATTAAAGAAGTCAGAAGTTGGATTCCCGCCTGGACGATCAAAGGGATATTTCCTATAATCGCATCCAAAACGCTCGATATGATCTGAGGAATTGCGGTCAAAATCGTAGTGATGATGACTGGCAAATTCTGTATCAATGAGGTCAGGAGCTGAATTCCCGCATCTATCAATAGAGGAATCGCCCCCAAAATCCCGGATATGATATTATCGATTATCTGGGGTAAAGCGCTCACAATTGAAGAGATGATGACCGGGAGTGCGCTCACCAATGAAGTGAGCAGCTGTATTCCTGTCTCCACGATCATCGGGATGGCATCAAGGAGAAAATCTATCACACTCTTGATGAGGGTCGGCAAGGCTGAAATCAAAACCGGGATGGCATCGAGAATGCCCTGGGCGAGTCCCTTGACAAGCTCCAATGCCGCCTTTAGAATCTTCGGGAGATTATCGATGAGGACCTTGCAGACCTGGACCACCACCGACACAATCGCGGGGATCAATTTGGGGAGTGCCTTGCTGATGCCCTCTGCCAAAGTGACCACGACCTGAATCGCCGTATCGACGAGCATCGAGAGGTTATCCAGAATCACATTCACCAGTTCCATGACCAGCATCAAGGCACCATCAGCTATCTGGGGCAAGGCTGTAATAAGGCCATCCAATACTGCCCTGCCTATCTCGACTGCTGAAGAAACGATCATAGGAAGGTTGTCGACTATAGCTTTTCCCACGGACATCAAAATGGTCTTGATTAAGTCCAGGATGACCGGGACATACTGCATGATACTGTCGAGCGCCTTTGGGAGAATGCCGGATATGACTTCTCCCATCTTTGAAAGGTCTCCATTCGCACCGAGGATGCCGTTGGTAAACTCACCGAGAAGATCAACCCCCTCTCCTGCCAGTTGCGTGAGAACCGGAAGAAGAATTGTGCCGAGTGCGTTTTTCGCCGCCTTCGTACCAAGCGTCAACTTCTGGACTTGGTCATCGAGTTGTCCGTAAGCGGAAAGCATCTCGCCGGAAACGACATACCCGGCTTTTCTCGCCTCTTCGCCGAGTTCGTTCATGCGTTCTGCCCCGGCGGTTATCAGCGGGTTTAACTCCTGCGCCGACTTCCCAAGGATAGTCATTGCCAAGGCATCTCGTTCGGTTTCGTTTTCCACCTTGCCGAGGGCATCGATGAGTTCCCAATAGACGTCATCGCTGTTGCGAAGTTCCCCATTGGCATCGGTAACGCTAACCCCTAACTTGTCATAGGCTTCAACCATCGATTTCGAGCCGTCTTTCGCCGACTTCATCGATTTGATCTGTTTTGCCATCGACTTGGTCAGCGTTTCGGTAGAGACGTCAACCAGTTCGGCGGCATACATATATTCTTGTAGTTTATCTGTTGCAATGCCGGTTACGACACTCTCGGTCAAAACGGTATCAGCATACTGTGCGCCTTCCCGCGACATATCGATGAGTGCCTTTCCCGCGCTGATGGCGGCTGCGGAAACAGCGGCAAAAGCCACGGCGATGGTCGCGGCGGCTGCTTTACATACACCGCCCAAAGCCTCGAAATGCCCGGACGCGTTGTCCGCATCCTTTCCGGCATCCTTGACTTCCTCCCCCATATCATCGGCGGCTTTCCCGGCATTATTGAATCCTTTTTTACTGTCTTCGAGAGCCTGATTGTTTTCGTGTAGCTCTCGTTCCATCTTGTTGAGTTCCGCTTGGGCATTGTTCAGTTGGGTTGCCCATGCTTGCGTTCTTCTGTCGTTTTCACCGAAGGAGGACGAGGCATTTTGTAAAGCGGAACGAAGGGTTTCGATCTTTGATTTTTGGGCATCGATGTTCTTGTTCAGTACGTTATTCCGCGCTGTCAAAGCCTCGACCGACTTGTCTTGCGAATCGAAAGATGACTCTACGAGTTTCATCTCCGAACCCAGGACTTTCATTTGGGAGTTGATATCGGAGAGGGCTTTTTTGAACTCTTTTTCGCCTTCGACCCCGATCCTTACACCAAAGTTATCTGCCAAGTTGTCTCACCTCCTTATAGCGTTAAAAAAGGACACCTCTCGGCAAGATGTCCTTTGCAAAATCAAATGCCAAACGGGATCGCTTCGTCAATGAAATGCTCCCTCCTCGGCTTGCTGATGCCGTTGAATTGTTTATAAACCTCCCACTGGTCCAGCAAGTGTCCGAGAGGCATCAGCCACACTTCTTTTTCGGTTCTGCCGAGCAATGTGACTCCGTAGAAAATCAGTCGGGCGAAGAGTTCCTCATCGGATATGCCCTCCGTCCGATCTATGCGTTTTTTGACTCTTCGCTCTTGACCTCTCTCTTCGTACCTTTCAGCAAGGCATCCATAATCGCCTCCTTAAAGGCAGCGATCTCAAACGGAGTGGTCAAAAGTTCCACAGCCTCCTGGTCGAGCAGTTCCCACTTGTCAGTCGGGTTCTGCAAGTTGTGAATAAGAATGGGCTGATTGGCAAGCAGCACGATGAGCCACATCAGTTCATCGAGCGCAAGTTCAAAATTCTCCGCTTTGGAGAGTTTCTCTCCCAGATTGCCAAGTCCCCCGTATTTCTTTGCGATTTCCTTCGTTGCCTTGGTCGTGAGCAAGAGTTCGTACTCTTTCCCACCAAGAACAATCTTTGCCGTTCTCTCTTCGTTCATTATTCGTTACCTCCGCCGTTGGTCGCATAGCTCGGTTCGTATACCGACTCGAACCAGTCCTCGGTGGTCTCGGCCGACACGCCGGTCGCACCTTCGGTGACTTCTGCTTTCCACGGGTGCTTGTTTTGAGCATCCAGTTTATTTCTTCGACTGATCACCCCTTCAATGGTGGGAGTCGAGAACTCGATGCTATCCCCCTTAGTCTTGAGAGAAGTCGAAGGGATGCCGAACAGAACACGATACAGCCAGAAGTAGCGGTATCTTCCCGATGCAGACTTCGCCCTGAACCCGATTGCCACGGGTTTGGGCGCGTCCTCCCCTGCGGAAATCAAGACGCCATTCGCATCGAGTCGCGCCCCGGTCAGATCCTGTGCGGTCTGAATACCGATATCGTTGATGCCGAGCGACAAAGTGCCGGACTTAAATTCTTTGATAACCGTATCCGCGCCATCATCCGCATAAAGCGTAGCCTCCAAAAGCTCAACGTTAATATCCGCATTGATGGCTTTTGCAAGCTGAATGGGAGTGGTATAGGTTTCGTTTCCGTTAGCATCTTCCGTGATTTTGGAATAAAAAAGTTTATCCAACCCGATAGTTGCCATGTTAATTTACCTCCTGAAATTGATAATTCTTCGCCACATCAATGGCATAATGGTGATAACCGGTATTGTCTTCACGAGATACATATCTGCGGTCGGTTATCGTGATATCCGCAGACAGTAGCGCCGCCTCGATTCGTCTCTTTGCGGATTGATAATTCCCCTTGTCATATAGGGAAATCCGCACCTCTTCCACATCCTGCTCCGGCTTATTATCCGCAAACAACTCGAAAGAGTCCAGGATAGGAGTGAGAACCGCATATCGATTGGGCGGTTGCTTTGAAAACACTCCGGTTTCCACCGGGATCGAAAGCCCATCCAAGATGGTCACCAGTTCCGACAACAGACTCATATCTTATCCACCTCGCTGTTTAGCATATCGATCATCGCCTTAACGCAAGCATTCTTGCTCTTCGATTTTGCTTTCTTCAAAAAAGGTTTCGGCGGTTGTCCGTGCTTTCCGTATTCGATGATATTAGCAAGCATCGCATTGCTCTTCCCATCGGGACGATTCTCGTCAAAGCCGACCTTGACGTTGAAATCGCCGTTGAAGTCCTGGCGGGGTTTCGAGACACCGAGCGCTTTCACAAGTTCCCCGGTGCTACGACTCTCTTCTTTCGTTCCGTGTCCGATGACTGCGGTCAATTCCTGTTTGACTTCGTTTTCGACAATTTCAGCCCCCGCTTTCAGGACTTTCGGAACGATCTCGTCCGTTTTATTACCAAGCCGAGATAGTTTCATTAAGAAATCATCCGGCATCTGAACCGTGCATTTCGCCACTCGGTCTCACCTCCTTGCATAAAACATCGATATACATCCCTCTGCCGTGGACATCCTCGACCGAAGTGATAACGAATCTGTGTGTATCACAGCGGATGATCTGATCCGTACAGATCTGGACACCGGGAATGACACGAAAACGAAATAGGTCGGTAGCCTCCGAAAAGGCCGCCCTGTTTGCCCAGATTTTGCTACCATGCCGACCTTCCCGGTATGCCCGAACCGATGCCAGAACCACCTCTGTTTGGGCGGTAAAGCCCTCTTCATCCCTTACGATCGTGGGTTGTATGATATCTATAAACGAGTCCATTCTGCCGATGCTCATACCTTCCACCGCCTATCCAAACGAAGGAGCAAGTTTACTGTATTCCAGATTTGTTCCCCCGCCGCCGTGCTGTTTGTGAAGAATCCCCCGGTCCCGCCGTCCCTGGACTCGTAAAAGTGGGATGCAAGCATAATCACCGCTTGCTCGGTAATTGGCGGGATCGGGTGTTCCGTGTAGTAGCCTTCTTCGAGGTGTTGATAACTCTCCGCATAGGATTTGGCGGCAGTAATGTACATCGACAAAAGATCGTCATCCTCGTTGTGTTCCAGGATCAAGTTCTTTTTTACCTTTTCCAGTAGCGTTTCCATCACTGCCACCTCCTCTCTTTACTCTTCGTCCGGCTGCTTGATAACGATGGTAATGACTGCTTGTTTGTAGCCGTCCGCATCAAGCGTAGCGGTCTTGGGAGTAGTCACGACTTCGTCCGCTTTGACCCAAAGGACAAACTCACCGGGCTGATCGAGACCAACCCCGACTGCCTCGCTGATATCGGCAGCCGTTGCCGCACCGCCGTTATATCTCATCTTCGTCAAGGAAGAGAGACCCGTGCCGATGCCGAGACCGATCCACTTGTGAACACCCTGACCGGATGCTCCGCTGTCATACTCCTCAAGATCGGCAACGTTGACGGTAATCGTAATGACGGTTCCGTCAATGGTAGCAGTTGCTTTCGCATTGTTCCTGCCACCCACACCGCTCAAATTAGGCGCAAGACGGGTGGAGAAAACCCACGCATCGGGAGCAACGACCCCGGCTTCCTTGAGTTTTACAAGGAGAGCGTTGAAGTCGTCCCGAAGAGTAGCAACCGTGGTGGCTTCAGAGGCGGGCTGATTGGGAGCGGAAGACGGGATACCCGTAACCTTCGCCCCCTCCTTGACCTCGAGTTCACCACCGATCACGGTCTTTTCGCCACCCTGCTCGGTATAGTTTTTCGTGTTATAACTCATACCGTTACCCCCTTAAGCGTGCTGCTGGAGAACCTTGATTGCTTCGGGAAAGTCGAACCTGGCCTCCAACTCTTCTACGCTATAATCTGCACGGAACTTGCGCCATGTTATCTCATCCCAGGCTTTGAGTTGCCCCCACAATTCTGGATATTTTTGATAAAGCACGCGCAACTCTGCAAGAGACTGCAATGGGCAACACCAACATGATACTCGCTTGAAATCTTTGTACAATCCATCCCAATCAAAACCACGGTCGTAGCAATATTGCAAGCACTCTTTTTCGGTGATACCCCACTCCACAAGAGGGTGAAAACTATTCTCTTTTTGATTTGTTTTGCGCTCTAAACGATATAATTCGTCCGCTGCGATACCGACATACTCAACGATTTCGTATCGATCACGGAGTCCGTTGATAAACACTTCTCTCGGCTTATCTTTCAAGCGATTGGTACACCAACGCATTCTTGGTCCCGCCCAGCCGTATCCAGTCTTGTCCGCGCCGAACATTTCAATAAACTTTTTGCTCCGACCGCGAGGAATGCTGTGGTCTTTGAAATAGTATTCAAAATCGTGTTCTGCTCTCACCCTGGTGATAGGTCTTCCGATGTATTTCTCCAACCGATCAAGATGCGCGTACATCCCCGGAAACTCCAGTCCGGTATCGCAAAAAAGGATGCAGTCAACTTGCATCCCCTTTTCAAGCATCATCAAAAGCATCGCCGTTGAGTCTTTCCCACCGGATAGACTAACTATGTGATATTTCGGCTTGCTCATCTTTGCTTTCCACCTTCTTCACCAGATCGGAATACGGGATCTTTTCCCCGTTTCGTATACAGTAAACACCTTCGGAGTCCCCGGTATCGTCCACATACCTACGCAGGATGACCGATGCGTACTTCTCATCGAGTTCCATCGTGTAGCAGATACGGTTTAGCCCGTTACACGCCATCATGGTAGAGCCACTTCCCCCGAACGTATCAATGACAATGGCATTCTCCTGCGAGGAGTTCTTCAAGGGATAACCGAGAAGATCGAGCGGTTTACTTGTAGGATGGTTTTCGTTCCGTTTGGGCTTTTTGAAGTTCCAAATGGTGGTCTGTTTCCTATCCGAGTACCAGTTGTGCTTGCCGTTTTTCAAGAACCCGTAGAGGATGGGTTCGTGCTGCCATTGATAGTCCGAGCGACCCAGGACAAGACTGTCCTTCACCCAAATGCAACAGCCGGCGAGGTGGAAACCCGCATCGATAAATGCCTGGCGAAAATTCAGACCTTCCGTGTCTGCGTGGAAAACATATCCCGCGCCGCCCGGTTCCAAATGCGCCACCATATTCTCAAATGCCTTTTTGAGGAAGTTGTAAAACTCCTCGTTCTTCATGCTGTCGTTCTGAATGGTCAGGCCGCTCGAACTTTTGAAGGAAACACCATAAGGAGGATCGGTCAGCACCAGGTTGGCGCGTTTTCCGTCCATCAGTTTGTCAACGTCCGCCGGGTCGGTCGCGTCACCACACATCAGTCTGTGTCTGCCAACGACCCAAATGTCCCCTCTTTCGACAAAAGATGCCTTTTCCAGGGCGGCGGTCAGGTCGTAGTCATCGTCCTCGATGTCTGGTTCGTCACCTTTGAAAAGATCGGTGAGTTCTTTCTCGTCAAACCCGGTCAAACCGATATCAAAATCGGCATCCTGAAGGGCTTCGATCTCGACTCGCAGCATCTCCTCGTCCCACCCGGCATCAAGCGCCATTCGGTTGTCGGCGAGGATGTAAGCCTTCTTCTGTGCATCTGATAAAAAGTCGGCAAAAACACACGGAACTTCCGTGATGCCTTCTTCCTTTGCTGCAAGCACTCGACCATGACCGGCAATGATGCCATAGTCGCGGTCGATAATGACAGGGTTAATAAAACCGAACTCACGAAGGCTGGAGCGGAGTTTGTTTATCTGCTCCGGCGAGTGGGTTCGGGCATTGTTCACGTAAGGTACCAACTTCGTGATTGATACCAACTGCATATCGGTAGTCGTTCTTGCCATAGCGGTCTCCTTTACACAAGACCCCACTCGGCGAATTTCTCAAAGCCACCGACCGAACGGATGTATTCCCTTGCGATCTCTACGATCTCCGAATAGTCCTTTCCATCGATAGTCTCATCGCCGATGGCGCACGAAAACTCCACGATATTACCCGTCTCTTGGGCTTTTAGCCATGCGTAAATGTTCACGCTGACATCCGCTTTCGAGAGGTCTTTCCCGTGGAGTCCACCGCCCGTTACGCTGTCAGCCATATCACTACCGAGCTTGCGGTTGGTCGCACCGGAGTCGACGTCAATGCTGCCGGTCCAATCGCCGAGTGGATTGATTGTCGCAAAGGGATACTCCGCTTGGAGTTCCTCGGTGGGAACGTTGCTCTGACAGATGATGAGGCGGTCAGCATCAAGGATGTACTTGCCGTCATACGGATACTTGGCATAAATCGCTCTTGCGATCCTGGAGAGTTCCCTCTGCGTTTCCGTCACCGGCACACCTTTGAAGATGCCGTTGTCACCGCAGCGAACGCGCTCACCCTGGTTGTATGCGAGAATGGAGTCTTGCGGGACTTCCACATACTCCACGAACACATCGCCGATGATGCGTCTTACGATCTCGTTGATTGCACTCCGCTCGAAGTTGACGGACGTTTCTGCTATGATATAGCAGACTCCGTGTCCGATGAGTACCTCGACCGCAACCTTGGGATTATCCTCAAGGGTGTATGCCAGGTCAACGATAGCGCCTGCGATTCTGTCTGCCACCTTGTCGGGATGGCTGGGATTTACCTTTTCAAACATAGTTTTTATCTCCTTTATTTCCCTCTCCGAGCGGAGAGTAATCTTTCCATAAGGTCATCTTGCGGGTTCGCCCCCGAATAGTCCGTGGAGCAGTTTTCCTTTACGATCTGGAATATCTCGTTCCAGAGCCGAACCGCCTGGTTCATATAGTTAATGCCGATGTTTATAAACGGCGAAGGTATCGGTTTGTTGGTCGTGGGGTGCTTGGAAAGGAAACCGAGCTTGTTGGTCATCTCCTCGCATTGTATCCAACGAGCAGAACACATCGCATATCGTTCGAGGAGTTGCGGGGATACCTTTGCGGCGCACCCGACGCCTTTGAGCCATTCCCAGGTCTCTTCATAGATCTCTTTCGCTTGCAAGGTCGAGCCGTCACGCTGTTCGCTTGTCAAGAAGTCGTGGATCTTAGGCATCTCTACCCCTTCCACTTCGGGAATATCCAAGACGGTCAGCGGTCTTCCACCGGGATTTCCGTTGTCTATCTTATCTTTCACGGCGGATTTCTTTCGTCCGGCACCTGGTCTGGCACCGCCTTGTCCGCCTATATTGTTCGATTTTGTAGGCATTTGAATTTGCCCTCCTTTATTACCCTTTTGATTTTGCCATTTTTGCACACGAAACCCCAGGCCGGTGTCCGTTTGGGACCCGGTAGAGATTTTCATCCCCCTACCCCCGCGCAATCAATATTTATAAACGGGGTTCGTCTCTTCCTTGAGCGTTTTTGCATCATGGCACGGCTTGCAGAGGGATTGCCAGTTGTTTTTGTCCCAGAACAACCGTCTGTCCCCGCGGTGCGGTACGATATGGTCGACCACGGTAGCGGGTGTAAGTTTCCCGTTCAGTAGGCATTCGGCACAAAGCGGATGCTCTTTGAGATAAGCCTTGCTTGCCCGTCTCCACTCGTAGGTGTAGCCACGCTCTTGGGGTGGTCTCGTGTATTCCTTATGCATAGGCAGATGCTCTTTGCAGTACATCTTCCCCGGCTCTACGAGGTTCGGACAGCCGGGATGTTTGCAAGGTACTCTCGGACTTCTCGGCATATCTTCCCTCCTTTTTGAAACGAAAAATGCGCCTACGAATTGTAAGCGCATCTCGTTATTTTTTCCTGATTATATCATATCACAATTGCCACCCGGACATCTCTGGTCAAAACTGGTCAAAGCCGGTCATTTCCGTCTTTTTTATGCGGGAACCACGATATTTCGTAGACCCGAGAAATGCTTTCTTCTCACCGTCTTTTCCGAGAGGTTCAACTCCATCGATATCTCCTCCCACTTCATCCCCTGCATATATCGGTACAGAAGAACGTATCTCTCGTCAACGTCCGTCAGCCTTTCGATGACCGCTTGGATCTCTTTCTGCTTGCGTTCCAGCTCATCCATCTCCCGGTTGATCTCCTCTTCCTTCTCCCATATCCTCTCCAGGGCTTTGACAAACGGAGCCTCGGTGCATCTGTTCCCGCTTGGCACTTTGTCTAAAGCCGGTGCGGAGATAGAACACGACAACTCTCGCAGCTCTTCCAGTCTTGCCAGGTTATATTTAATTTTCCGCTTCAAGTTGTACACTTGGCTCAAATACTCGTTTGCCGTCACCTTTTATACCTCCTCTTGTAGTCTTTGAATCAGCATCTTCCCGTCAACGTTGGTCAGTTGCCTATACCACTCCGACTGGAAGAACTCTTCGTCCCGTTGCTTTTCCTTCAAAGCTGCCTCATACCTGGGATACCGTTTCAGTATCCGCAGCGCCTTTCGGTAATCCGCTACCGCCTGAAGGATGATCGCCTCCGCTAATCTCTGAAAACACTCATCCATATTACTTCCTCCCCAGTTCCGCTTTGACCGCATCGATCAATGCGTCCTGCGTCTTCTCTTTCTTGCCGAGTGCTTTTATCACTCGTTCGTCAATCGTTCCTTTTGTCACAATGTGATGCACCACAACCGTGTTCTTTTGCCCTTGGCGATACAGCCTTGCGATAGTCTGCTGATACAGTTCCAAACTCCAGGTAAGACCGAACCATATCAAGGTCGATCCGCCCTCTTGCAGATTGAGTCCGTGTCCCGCCGATGCCGGATGGATAAGCCCTATCGCTATCTCTCCCCGGTTCCATTTGTGTATATCTTCGGGACTCTTAATGTCTCTCGCTGTCGGGAATCTGCTCTTGATCCTCTCAAGATCATGTTTGAACCAGTAAGCCACAAGCACCGGTTTGCCGTTCGCACTCTCGATCAGGTCTTCCAAAGCATTCAGCTTTTCATCGTGGATGGGACACACCTTTCTGTCCTCGTCATAGACAGCGCCATTTGCCATCTGCAGGAGTTTCAGCGATAAAGTTGCCGCATTATTAGCATCTATTTCTTGGTCGGAAAAGTCGACAACCATATCTTTTTTCATACGGTCGTATAATGCTTTCTCCTTCTCGCCCATCTCGACCTTGACTTCATTCATCACCAAAGCGGGGAGTTTCAGGTAATCTTTCGCTCTCATCGATATGGTGATATCGGATATCTTGTCGTAGATCTTCTCCTCCGCGCCGGGGAGTGGCTTGTATGAAAACACAACTTGCCCGTTGGTCTTGTCAGGGGTGAAGTATCCCACACGATATCTCGTGATGTATCTGCCGAGTCTCTCGCCGAAGTCAAGAAGTCTGAACTCCGCCCACAGATCCATCAAGCCGTTCGAGGAAGGAGTCCCGGTCAGTCCCACAATCCGATCAATGTCAGGACGGACTTTCAATAGGGCTTTGAACCTTCTCGCCTTGTAGGACTTGAACGATGACAGCTCATCAACGATAACCATATCAAAATCAAAATGGTAACCGCTCTTGAATACGAGCCACTCCACGTTCTCGCGGTTGATGATGGTGATGTCGGCATTCGCCTTTAATGCTCTCACCCGCTCTTCCGCTGTTCCAATTGCTACTGTGTAGGTCAGCCCTTTCAGGTGTTCCCACTTCGTGATCTCATCGGGCCAGGTGTTCTTGCCCACACGCAGGGGTGCGATCACAAGTACCTTCTTGACCTTGCTTTTCGTCATCAAGTCTTTAATAGCGGTCAGGGTGATGACCGTTTTGCCGAGTCCGCATTCCAGGAAGACGGCGGCGGTTTCGTGCTTTTCTATAAACTTCGTTGCGTACTCTTGGTAATCATACGGATTATATTTCATTCAGAACCTCCTTGATCCTTGCGGGGTCATCCAGGCAGTAAACCTTAAACCCCAGTTGCTCTATCTGCTTTTTTCTTCTGACTTGCAGCGGTCGCATCTTCTCGCCCGTCCGTTTGGTCTCCACGAATGCGATTTTTCCTTCCGGTAAAAGTACGATCCTATCGGGGACGCCATCGAACGAAGGTGACACGAATTTCAGGCAAAGCCCTCCTGACTGCTTAACTGCCTTTACAAGTTTGCTTTCGATTTGCTTTTCTTCCATGTTTCCACCTCAAAATTACAGGGTGAATAGGGGTGAATGCTATTTATAAAACTTTTCTAAAATCCTCTTTTTCTTGATTTCTTAATAGAGTTTATATGTGAGCCTTCACCGCCTTTCACCTTCACCTCTAAAAGGGTAAAAAGTCCTCTTCTGCCGTACCCTTCGGAGTAAGCGAAAGTCCTAACCACTCGTTACCTTTTTTGGTATGCTTGAGTTCAAACCCGGCAAGTCGCAAAGCCTCGCAAAAGTCCTTATTACAGCGCACGTACTCGCCCGTTTCCGTAGCCCATTCACGGTAGGTCTTATACAATACTCCGCCCCCTGCTTTCTCAAGTTTGCCGACCGTGCAACACTCATCCAGGAAGGTAGACATCCAGTCATTCGACTCCTTATACTTCTTGTTTGCCTCATCGACCATAGGACAAGGAGGCATCGAGTAATTGTTTTCTATAAACTTCTTCGCCCCTTCGATTGCCCACTTCAAAACCGCACCGCTTGACTGCTTTAACAGCCTCTCGGCAAAGTCCCTCTGCGGGTTCGCGATTACTGCATTGAACGGCAATACCATCAACCTTCGCCAGGTGCCTTTGTCATTAGACCCCACCCTCGGCAGATGATTGGTATAAAGGACGATGGTATGCGTAGGGATAAACGAGAACGGGTCGTGATATTTCTTCTCCGCAGATATCTCGTCCACGGAGGCGATCTGCTTTAACATCGAGGTGGAGAGCCTCTGCCCTTCCTCTGTTTCGCTTGCCAGAACGAACCGCTTTCCGAGCAGTTCCGCAAGATCGACCTTGGCATTCTTCGCCCTGGTAGTGAGCGCCTCTGCTGGGATCTTCCCCGCATACCCGCCGAGAACTTCAAAGATGGTATTGAATACGGTACTTTTGCCGTTCGCACCGTCACCGTAAGCGATGAACATCGACTCGGAATACACCTTGCCTATCACCATTCCCCCGGCAACGTACTGTAAAAACTCTTTGAACGCAGCATTCCCCTGGGTCGCACTATCCAAGCACTCCTCCCATAGTTCTCTCCCAGCATCGCTCGGCGAGGCTTTGGTCATCTTGGTACAGAACGCATCGGGTCGGTGAGCGTAAACGATACCCGTTTTGAGGTCAATGATCCCGCCGGGAGTGTTCAGTTCAAACGCATTCGCATCCAGTTCGGGGACTTCAATTTCGAGCTTGCTTTTCGCACAGTTCATTACGGCCACGATCTTGCTATAATCGCACATTTTATTGACGTACTTGTAGTAACCGACCGCCTCTTTGACGAGTTGCTCGTTGTCCTTGTTCGCCTTGTCTGCTCCATCAGCCATCGCATCATCGCCAAGGTTGGCATAAGCGGTTTTGACGGCATTCTTGGCAAATTCCAGAACCTTTTTGATAAAGTCCGTATAGCGCCGTTGCGCCTTCAGCTCGTTGCACTCCCATTGCTTGCCGTTCCATACAAGCCAGCCTATAGCACGGTTATACCGTACTTCTTCCTTGTACTCGCTGACGAAAAGGTCTGCCATCCCGGTATCGTTCTGGATTTTCGGTTTGAGCGGGTTGCCGAAATCGTCCTCCGCCGTGGATCGTTCAAGATAGTTCTCCAAAGCCTCACGGCGGGTGATCTTCGCCATCTCCTCTTCCGACAAGGGTTCGTCAAAGGCATACTGGTTGATACGGTAAAGGATGGTCTTAACTTCCGTGGGTGTGAACCCGCAATGAAGCAGGACTGCCGAATGCTTGAACAGCGCACCATTTCTGCCGTCCCCTTCACCCATCCCGGTGAACTTTGCCTCCGATTCGATAGGTGCAAAACTCTTCGGAAATAGGTCTATAGGTCGGTTTTCGTCAAAATCGCGGAGGATCTCACGCTCTTTCCCTTGTTTCTTCAGAACGATGTACATGTTCTTTCCGGTGCGGATGTCCGAACTGAACCCGTAAGCATCTCTCGTCCTGGTCGGACCCTTCTTGCAATACTCGCTGCTACGGAACATAAAGTGCTTACCACGGCTTGTTTGGTATACCCGGCAGTTGAGATTGAGATCACAAACGAGCCGATACAGCCTATTCGCCTCGTCCCCATCGTCCACGTCTTTGACAGTGAACTCGCCGTTCAACACCCCTCCGTATTCCTCACACTTTCGGGCTTGCTCCAACGTCAGGAGCGGTTCGCCGTTCCCGAACTTCTGGCACGGCTGCTTGTCTTTGATTTTTATATATCCTCTAAAGGGGTTTATCATTTCTTCTCCTCCTGTAAGTTCTCATTGAAAAACCGTATCGTTTTCCCTTTCCACCTTGCGCGTTTGATCTCTTGCTCCATCCCTTTGGAGATCGTGTCCCCGAAAACCCAGACTTCCTGACACATCGACAGCAGAACCAGGCCCATATGCATTCCGATCTCTCTTTCGTCCGCATCGCTATCCCTTAAAAACTGCGGAAAAAGCAAATGCGGGGCGATGGGAAGATACCCTTTTACGACTGCAAAACGGGAATAGATGCGTGCTTTTTTGATATTGGTCTTCACATCTCCCGCGAACGGCGAACACACATATACCAAGGGACGGTATTTGTGAAGTTCCGCTTTTCGCGCACGTTCCTCTTCCATCATGTGAAGAAGGCCGTAATATTCCGTAGGACTCGGATAGCCTTCGCTGTTGTAATAACTGGGTTTTCTCATCTCTCACTCCTTCTTGTAAAACTCGCACTCATACCCATCGGCACGGAGATTGAGCGTTCCTGCCCACGCAGGACGTTCGGACATTATCCGACATACTTCGACACTACTCGACACATGATCCGGCACTTCGCACACACATTCATCGTGGATATGCATCGTGATCTTCACCCCGGCTTTGTCCAATCTTTGCATCGCCTCGACCAGGATGTCTCTCGCCGTTGCCTGAACGATGTTCTCGACAAATTTCGGTCCGTAACTCTCGATGCGTTCCCACTTCTTCGATGCGCCGAGTCCTTCATAAGTCACACAGTCGCTGCCGAAGTTGTTGACTCCAAGCCGAGGTCTAACGTAGGCAAGCCTTCTGCCGGACGGCAACTCGATAAAGAGGATGCCCTTGGCAAAAGAGAACTTCAAGCCGTAGCATTCGTAGGAATTTTTCGTGGAAACGGTATACATTACCGCCTTATCCACCGCCCACCAGAACTTCGTGATGTTGGGGTTCGCTGTTCTCCATGCTGTCACGAGCGGTTTTAGTTCGTGTTCGGGAATACCCATCGCCGTAGCGCCCATCGCTTTTAGTGCGCCGACCGAACCGCCGTATCCGAGAGCGAGTTCGGCAATCTTTCCTTTCTGCCGAAGATGCCCGTTGACACCGTTCTTCTCGACCGGGACTTTGAACATCTGACTGGCAGACGCACAGTAGATATCCCCACCCTTTTCAAAGACATCGAGCCTCCATTGCTCCTTGGCATACCAAGCGATTACTCTCGCCTCAATAGCGGAAAAGTCTGCAACTATGAACCTATAGCCGGGTTTTGCTATGAAAGCGGTACGGATAAGTTCGGATAAAACGTTCGGGATGTTTCCGTACTTTTCTTCGATCCCGCCATAATCGTCCGACCGTACCAGTTCCCTTGCTCCCTTTAAATTGTCAAGATGGTTTTGCGGGAGGTTCTGCACCTGAATGAGTCGTCCGGCAAACCGCCCCGTTCGGTTGGCACCATAAAACTGGAGCAGCCCCCTGGCTCGTCCGTCATCCCCGACCACGTTCTTCATAGCGATGTACTTCTTCACGCTTGACTTGGCGAGTTCCTGACGGAGTTTTAGGATTTCTTCGATGTTCCCGGTCGCATCCTGCAAGAGCCTTTGAACCTCTGCCTTGGAAAGGGAGTCCACCATCTGGCCCTGCTCTACGAGCCAGGCTTTGAGTTGCGCCGGGGAGTTCGGGTTATCAATACCCGTTAGTGCCTTAACCTTCTCCGAACTGATGCCGGAGTTGACCTCGTCACACCTGATCGCGTGTTCGACAAAGTCCATATCCAAGGCGATGCCGTAATCGTTGATGCGTTGGTCCAGGTGGTAGTTCTCCCACTCGGTATCCGATACCGGGAAGGATGCCAGTCTTTTCTGTATCTCCATCTCGGTCTCAACGTCTCGCTTGTTATATGATTTGAAAAGATCCCACTTCCCCATATCGTGTTTGGGGAGGTTTCTCGTTCGTCCGCCATTGGAATAGGTGGGTTCGCACGGACGGCAGAAATACCGTATCAGTTCCTTGCCCACCGTAAGTTTTTGCTTTTCAAGGCCCAGGACTTCTCCCACCTTCTCAAGGGAAAGCGGAAGTCCCAATGTGGCAGCCCACACCATCGTGCAAAACCACGACTTCGGGCTGATATACTTCCCGGTCGGGTATCCCAAAAGCTTGGAAAGGCATACCCTTTCAAACTGTGCGTTATACGCAAATTTCCTGACGTTTTCATCTGTCAAAGCCGTCACGATTTCAGGCTGGAGCTTCTCCCCCTGGGCTAAATCGATGACCTTAACTTCCCCGCCATCGACCGCATATCCGAAGAGTAATACGGAAAAATCATCGCTCTGCGCGTATCTGTAAACTCCCGATTTAGACAGATCTACAGACGAAAAAGTCTCTATATCGATTGATAAAGTCTTCATAAATGCCCCTATCTCCGGTTATAGGGTGATAGGAAACCCTACCACCCCTTTCCGGTTAATACTTAATATCCGAGCAAGCCGTCATCACCATCGGGCAGTTCGTCAAAGTCATCTTCTGCTTTGCTCTTGCCACCGAGAGGTTCGCCGTCACGGACTTTCTGAATGTTGCCGAGTCCGCAAGCGATGCCCTTGTTGCCGTTCGAGTTGAACGCATAGAAGTTGATGGAAACTCGAGCATAAACACCGCTGTACACTTCGCTCCTCTCAAGGATGGGCTGCACCTTCGTGTCTACGATCTGCGGAGCCGTGGGGCTGTTCGCATTGATGAAATACGAGTTGGCATATGCCTCGTCCTCGTCTCTTTCAACGTCACCGTCACGGAGAGGGAGTTTTAAAGCTGCCTTGTTGGGTTTCTTCCCGCCGAACTTGCCGATGCCCTCTTCGATAGCCGCATCAATGGCGGCATTTACCTTGGCGATGGTCTCGGTATCCGTTTTCGGAATGATGAGCGAAACGCTGTACTTCGGGGTCTGTCCCTCGTTGACTGCCTTGGGTTCCCACACGTTTGCATAGGAAAGTCTGACTACGCCGGTTACTACTTTTGTCTTGTTTTGTGCCATGATTTTTAATCTCCTTTTATTTCATTGAATTCGTTTTTTGGATCCGATACATTGATTGGATCACGCTTGTCTGTATCGGGAACGAGCGTGGGTTTGCCCTGGGGTTTTACCACGAAACCGCCGAGGATCTCTTGGAACTCTTTCTTGCCCATCAGCCGTTCCATCTCCGTGATGCTGATGAGACTCTTCTTGTAGATGTCTTGGTATCCTGCCTCGTTTGCCGCCTTTGCAATAGCCACCTCATCGGTATACTTGCGGACCGAGCGACCTTCCACCAGTTTGAAACCGCGCCACGTTTTGCCCGATAGCGCCGCATTAAGTGCGTACTCGGAAATCTCCTCGGCCCACTTCTTAATGTCCGGCAATTTGGCTAAAACGCCCTCGATCTCGGCATCCGTCAAAAGCGGAGGCAACTTGAACTCGCTCTGCGCGAGACGAAGTTTCTCTTCTGCCCTTGCGCGGCACTTTACCGATGCTTTGCAGAACTGACACCACTCGCCGGGACAGTAACTCCCCTCGCCTCTGAATGCCTTTTCCGCTTTGGGTCGCAGATCCTTGTCCGCCCACTTTTTGAGCCTGGGAACGGTGATCTCCCAAGTGCTGACGTTCTCGCGTCTCGGCTGAAAGATGGTCATCTTCACTCGCTTGATCTCATACTTTTCGCTGAACTCTTTCAGAGCGCCCAAGGCATACAGTTTCATTTGCGGATTGTTCTCCGCCTCTACGAGGACACCTTGCCCGTACTTGAAGTCGATGATATGTAACCGACCTTTCGATACGATCAGGCAGTCACCGGTTCCGAAACCATCCGGGACGTACTCCGAGAAGTCCAGCCTCTGTTCGATGAGAACGAGAGTGTCTTTGTCGCGCCGTCTCTCCTTCTTCACTTGCTCGAAAACGAAGTCTGCGTAATCGTCCGTATAGGCTTCCATCTCGTCATTGTCAAAGACGGAAGTAGGCCTATCACTGCGTAATTTCAACTTTCGCTTGAGCTTGTGTTCGCAGAGAGCGTGCGCCGCCGTTCCTTCGGCTGCCGCAGTTGACCCCCTATCCTCAAACTCCAATTCGAGTCTTGCGGATGGGTTACAGTTCAGCCATCGGTGCGAAGCGGATGCCGATAAAATTGCGTGTTTTTCAGCCGGCATTCACTTCACCTCCTTCGGCCGCTCCTTCGAGAATGGTTATCCCTTGGACGGAATCGCCGGGGACGATGATGGTGACCTTTCGTGTGGTACCGAAGAGTTTCTTCATCAAGCGCTCCTTCATCGAGACCGTTTTGCAAGTGACGATGCCCTTCTCGTCGGGTTTGCTTGAAACACTGATCTGAATTTTGTGTTCCATTTGCCTTTTCCTCCTTTGAAGAGCGGTTCGTTTTTTTGTTGCCCTTCACTGTATGGAGAAAAAGGGGTCTGTTTTTTAGGTGTCTTGGAAAAAATTTTTTATCTTTTTTTTCACGAACTCGATGGACTCCCAAACCGAGATGTATGAAGTGCCTTCTTCCCTGGCAATTTCGGTAATACTCATACCATCCATCAGCTTTTCCACCCGCTGACGTTGCTTGGGAGTGAGCGTGGAGAGAAACCTCTGTACTTCCTTCTCTTCCTCTTCTTGCATCACCATTCGTTCCGGGGAGTAGGTATCATCCGCAAAGACCTCCCCCTCGTACTCCAAGGAGTCGATGCTTACCGGGCAGTGATACCGACACTTGCGTTCGTAATTCGCTTCTTCCCTCTCGAGCGCGATATAGCACGCACCCGTTTCATCGTTGACTTCGATCTCGCTGATCGTTCCGTCTGCAAATTGATACTTGATTTTCATTGTTTTACCTCCGTTTTTACTTTCGTCTGAGCTAAAGCAACTCGGAGGTAAGCCGAAAAAGAGCGTGACAAAAAAGACTGCACTTCGGACGGATTTCTCCGTGTCGCTTTGCAGCTGTCCGCTCAATAGTCAGCTGTTATTATTCAGTTGTACCGCCCCCGGCATCGAGCCTTCCGTGATCGGTGGAAGTACCAAAGGGTGGTTAAGGGCAAAAAAATAACCCGACTGACTGAACTGAATCAATCAATCGGGTTTGCCGGGGCATAAAGAAAATGACCTAACGAACTCAGCCCGATCCAACATTGAATCAGTCCCTGTCCGTCAGGTCATTCCATTACTTACAATGACTCATAAACGTACACATCTTTTCGGCTTTGTGCGGTCGGGGTTTCATTGCTCCTGCCGGTTCCGCATCTACGACCGAATAAGATAATTAAAATGTTTATTTTGTATTAAGTTGTCGAGGGTTTTAACTCCAATCCCTCTTCGTTGATTACGGATATCACTTTGCCGTTTGCCACCTCGACCGTCACGGTCTTCTTGCAGGTCGCGCAAAACACCTCGACGCTGCTCCCGGTCTTCGCTCGGCAGAGTTTCTTACCGCAAATAGGACAAGTTCCATATAGTTTATTTTCCATAAAACATCTCCTTTCTCCCTAACACCTCATTCCTGGGATTTACCGACATACTTGTGCGGTTGGGAAGTCCTACACTTATGTACGGCACATGACGTGCATTAATAATGGTTACCAATCGTTACCCCTCTATCGCGCTGATGGTCTTCCGACCCGCAAATGCAGAGTGCTTTGCCATGCGTGTGAGCATCTCCGGGGTA